ATCACATGGCTTCCAGGGTAATTTTCAACATGAAACCACATATCCTTTCCAGACGCACCCAGAGTGAGGACGTCGTTTTCTCGGGCATTCTGGCCTACGTCGACGTTAAAACCGTCTATCACGAATTTTTTCATTTTATGTATATACACTCGGCCAGATTATATACATAAAGTGACTATATGATGATAAAATATAGAAAAATATAATCAGTGTTTATATATATGAGTAGTCGGGGTAAAATAACACTTGTAAAATGGCCCACTGCGAATGTTTCCCCGTTTGAAAAGGCGGTGAACGTCTATAAGAATATTATAAACAACACGCATAAAAAGATTAATACGATTTCTGATGTTGAGAAATACTGGGGGGTTTACTCTAATGGCGCCGGCCTGTTTTATATTATCCGGAAGACAGGTGATGTTAACGAGAAAGTTAAATCATACTCCAGATCGTGGTCTCTCGGCACAAAATTGTCAAAAAATCTCGCTGGAAAGGTATCTCCCGTTCAAGAGCGTAACATCAAGGATTATTTTAACATCCCGAATAAATATGGAGGTATATGCCCGTTTGTAGAAAGTGATCTCGAGTTAGGAGCCCGTGCAGGAGCCTACGCATCGGCAACTGTAATTGGGAATGTGCCTACAACGCTTGTGTTTTCCCTGTATCCCATACGCCCCAACGAGATCCCCGCCGGGAACACGATAGCTGATAAAAGGTTCGGCATCTTCATACACGAGCTGTCCCACGTAGCATGTCTGTCTGGAGCCTGCACTGGTTTGGATAACACCGGGCACGGGGGGCAACAAGTCACCATCGACGATAAATTGCGAGACATAAGCGCGGAAATGGGTCTTAAACCACACAACCCAAAGCCCCCGATCACCATCACTGGAACTGTTTTGAGAATTTTGAAACCTGGAACTATTCAATTAAGATATACCACTCCCGATAAAAAGGTCATCGTTGTCGTGAAGACTATTGGCGGGGTGTATAAAAAGAACGGTAAAGTTCCAGTCGTACTGGAGGGTAGAGCTCCTTATAAATTCATAGGTATTAGGAAACCCCTATAAAAATAGCTTTCAACGGATATAATTATTTGGCATTGAGAGAATTGAATGCTTTTAAAACTTCATTCATGACACCATCGTCAATGGGGGTAGTATCATCAGCATCATCATCTACGACAGCGGGGACGACATTACCACCGCGCAACTCCCTCCAAGAGGTGACGCAATTCCCACTGGGCATTTGGTTCCGATCGTCTATAGGTTCAAGCGGATCCCACTTCGAAAGTTCCATGGTAGTGTCGTCATACCCAGCAATGTCTAAATGCGGGACAGTCACATTCCCCAGAACTAGTTTTTCTACCATCAAGAAAGCTTCATATGCCGTCATAGAATCAGAAGTAATAGTATCCGGTTCTATTGCGTTGGCCTCTTGCTTCAAGTTTTCAAACAGAGCGGCTTCGCATTCTGGAGTTGAATTGCCGATGATAGAAGAGTATAGCCTTAGCATTTCAAGGAGAGTTTGGTTTTCGAACACCATCCTTGGTTATTGTATATATTTTTTTAAGAATCGTAAATTTTACGCATCACTTTCTTCCTTTAATCAATTTTACGCCATTCGATTCTTCCTCATCATCATCGTCCTTTCTCGCACGATCCTTGGAGAATTTCCAGAAACATCTCGCCCCCATCTTGAAGTCGTCTCTCATCTTCGCTTTCCAATGGAATACACAATCAGTCGGTTCGTTCGATAGTTTCGTATTATCCAAAACCAGAACGCCGTAATTTTCAGTACACGCGTTTAGCACCTTGTTGAAATCTTCGAAGTTCTCGAAGCAACCGAAAAACATATTGTACAGACGCCATCGGTTTGCTTGGATTGCTTCACGACAGACCAGAAGGACGTCGATGTTCGCACGGATTGCAGGAGGTCCCAGATCTGCAACGTACTGACTCGAAAAGATCAAGAAAATATTCAAGTGCCTGCCATTCATGAAAATATAACGCAACACGGGTTTCTTCATAATTGAATTATCGTAAGCAAGATCGTCGAGAACTACAAAGACACGTTGCATATTTCCCTTCTTGGCGGCCTTTTTCTGCCGTTCGAGCAATTTCTGAAGAGAAGGCTCGTCAAAATCATCGTACACGAAAATTTCTGGAATGAATTTGCCAAAATATCCGTTACCCGCTTCTGTGCCACTCATCACCATCCCGAACGGAAGAACGTTCCTTTTCGAGTACAATAAATCCTTGATGATAATCGATTTACCACTTCCTCGTCTCCCCACGACTCCGACGATTGCCCCTGGTGATATTGTGGACACATCAAACTCGCGAATATTGAAACTCATATATCTATATTTTGATTACTTTTTATTTAGAGAAATTTTACATAGTTTTATTTATCAGCAAAGAGAGCTATTAATTTTCTTGTGAGGTCACTTTGCTCGAAAAAGTTTTCCTCCATCATGCCGACGTACATCTCATATTCGTCATAGTAGTCATCATCTTCCTCGTCCAGCGACATGATATACTCCTGTAGTTCCTTGTATTGCTTCTCAAGTTTCATGAACTTCTTCTTGGCCTCGCATATCGCAAACTCCTTCCGTCTCTTTATCTGCTCATCCAAGTCTTCGTCAGAGTATAGCACCCTTTCATTTTTCCAGGGGAACATCAATTTCTTGGTTCCCTCAACGCGGGGGATCGTGAAAACGTCATTTATATCGCTGAAGCTCACACGTTTTGCGTTCATTTTTATTTATAGTTAACAAATAAAAACGAGCTACTTATACACGCACATACCCTGGGTCAAACGACACTCGTTATCTAGCTTGTTTTTTTGTGGTGAGAACAGATGTCGCCATTAATTCTTTGTATCGACAAAACTACTTTTGACCGAAGATCAATATTTTATATACGACCATTTATACTTATGTGCTGATTCACGATTACCATTGGCACACGCGCAGATATTTGGTTTGGTTTTTTTAAGATATCTCGCCGCTTCTCCGCACGATCCGAACGAGTCGATGAAGGTGCCATCTAGATCATATCGATATACCTGCTTTGAATTATGATGCTTCTCGCCGTATTTCTCATAATTAGGATTCTTCTCACCTTTTTTTGATTCGCTTATATTTTGTTTGGTTTCATTGCTGTGTGTTTTGCCAAGGTGTGCTTCGCTCAATTTTCGTTTGTGGTCCTCGCTCTTCGGTTTCCTCATCTTTTGTTTTTGTTCCTCGCTCATTGGTATCCCAAAATTATGATTCTTCTCACCGAGTTGTGCTTCGCTTATCTTTTTTTTGGTTTCCTCACTGTGTTTGCCATTGCCACCACCTTCCTTGAGATTGTAACCACCAGGTGCCAGCGTTCCGAGAACCTCTACCATAAGCTCCTCATGCTTGTTCAAGTCATCGTCCGGACATTCGTACCAATCTTTTTCGAAATTTTCCCATCCATGAAATTTTATGGCGTTATATATCGCGACACAATTACTGCTGTCTTTTTGATGTTCTCTAAGACGTTCTTGTATAGAGCGATACGTCTGTCCAATATACGACTTTCCTGATGGTGACGTGAGTATATAAATATATCCCATTGTATGATATTTATATTTGATTGACTTTATTTATACATTGATTTGGCGATATGTTGACATAATAATATATTACAATATTATATTACCATGCTGTTGAGCAAGACGAATATGATGCTTCTCGTCGCACTGTTGCTCGTGTTTTTTGTCACGTTCATGGTAACTAAGAAGGAGAAGTTCTCCATAGACTGGAAGGGAGTTGTCGATGGTGTAAAGAACTCTCCCGTGTCTGACAAGAAGGAGAGTGGAAGCGGCGTTGTTCAAGTCTTGTCTGGAGAAGCCCCCAGATACACCTGGAGACAACAAGTGAAGCCGGGGCTGTGGATATGCCCCGACGGTACCGTAGACTATGGTACAAATGATGATAAACAATGCCTCGCCAGCTCATATGGCCCGAAGGTCAACGGGAGATGTCCTTATGGAACGACTCCGAACACAAAGGGACCGTGGGACAGGCAGTGTGTCAAAGGATACACGACAAGAAAATATATAAACGGGGCTTGGAGATGCTATGGGGGCGCGAGAGATACCGGGGCTTATTGGGGAGAAGCTGCAAAGTATGGAAACGACCCGGACGTTGACCATATGCAGTGTCTGCTGAAGACGGATGTTATTTCCACGACGACGAGGATGTGGGACGGGAAGGGGTGGAGCTGCCCACCTGGGACCACAGACACTGGGCTGGATTGGGTTAATTTTCCCAATGGTCATAAGCAGTGTAGGTTAGATCCTAATTATTGATTCTCTTTGTCGAACAAATAATCCAGATACTTCACGGTATACGGAAAATCGCGAGGCGGAGAAATAATATCAGAAATAATGAGCTCGCCGTTCGTTTGTTCTAACACGATGATAGATATTTGCGTCGCCTGTGCGTAATTCTTCATTTCATCCTCAGCCACATGTCCAATCAACACATTCCTCAGCGGCTCGTCTTGGTTGAATTCATAATGAATATCAAGACTCTGGCCTACAAAAAGGTTTGCGTACGGCTCGATGAGTTCTTCGGTGAACGTGTCAAACGGGTTGTAAAGCATCCGGTGGTCCACTGCCTGCGCAAAATGAACGGCGGGGGGGAGCTGACGGAAAGAAAACACCGCAGGGCCGTGAATGCCACGGATCGCGTGTGGGTGTGGGATTCCTGCAAACTGAGTGTGGTTGGTAGAAGGAGCTACGACGAACAGTTTGCTACTCATATTTATATTGATATATTATTAATAGCGATACTGTTACTTATATCATACGAAGTGTCAATATGAGGTATTATAATTAGAAAGAATACAATCATTTTACACCAGTATTGCGAAGAACTTTACGACTTCCCGTTAAGATGACCTGGCCAGTCTCTACACGAATAGCTATTTTTTCATTTCGCACCATCGTTTCTTCTACAGATAAATCCAACTTGTCAACATTGCAATCATTGCAACACGAAACCGTATTATCTAGCGTATAACCTTCGGTAGATACTACTCGATCAATTCCATTCCATTTGTCGTCTGAGCGCACGCGTTTGCAATACACACAATCTCCCTTTGCTAATTCATCCCATTCACGATGCGTTAGTGTGAACTCAATACCCTTTTTGGCAGCACGTTTAGTAGCATCGCGTCGCCTTGGTTTTTCACGATTATCCGACCAAATTTCAACGTCATCGTCTAAATACTCTCTACGCACTCTGTAATATGCTTTTCTAATGAAAGAATCAACATCGCCATTTCCCTTTGATTTATTGCACGGCAAACAACACCCGACGCAATTATCAGGTGTATGAGTTTCACTTGAGATAACCCGATCAATTGTGGTCGCTTGGTCTCCGCAATATATACAGCCTTGTTTCATCATTTCAAACATCATATCGTCGGTGAAATCATCAGAATATGGGTTTCCATTTGCTTTAGCACTCTTTCTTATTCTGTTGCAATAAAGATGCCAATGTCTCATATATTGTTCGTCTAATTCTTGTTTGTTCAATATGTATAACGCGTTGTCCGTATTCTTCCTCCGCCATTGAGTATCGTATGCATTATTGTGTTCTTTATTTTCTTGATGCTTTTGTGCTACTTTTCCCTTATTTTGTTTATACCACATAGCGGCGGTTTCTTTACGTCGTTCTTTAACACGACTATCAAGTCTTCGTTGTGCATCATAGGCACGCTTTTTTTCTTTATCTGTCAACATTTATTTTATCAATGTATGATTTTTACCAAATGTATGATTGATACAATAACCAGTATATTTATATTTAAGTTTGTTGATATGATTGATGTCATGTCAATAAAATAATATATCCCTTTAAATAATGTCATCTCCGCGTTATGCTTTAAGTCCGGGGCCCGGTATGCCTGAATCGCATAAGATTCCGGAACGTATTATGACGAGAAAAACACCATTGCGCGTCGAGACCATCCCAGGTGCACAGGAAACGGCCGGAATGAAAGTAACCAAGTCAGGTGTTGGTTTTGACCCCATCCCATACGGCGAGAGGGTCGGCGGTGGTGTATATGGCAAAATATACAGATGTCTGGTGACGGAAAAATTCATGAAAGACCTTAAGATCGGGTTCAACGCCGGTGGTGCAAAGGTCTTCGAGAGTTTCCCCGCGATTGGATCCTATGTCATAGTAAAGGTTGTAAAACAAAAATATAAAACGACGGGCAAAGAATTCTACGAAGAGTCTGCACACGAAAACACGGTACATTCTAAATTGGCGACTATGCGGTGCAGCTCGTCCGCTCTTGCGTGCATATCAAACTTCGTCCCCGAGTTTTATATATCGTTCGTTACGAAGCCGGGAATATCCTTCAAGTCGCTACACGAATGCATAACTCTCATGGGGTCGGCAGGCATTACTACTCTCAAAAATTCGAGGAAGACGGGGGTATCCGCAGAATTATACGCGCGTGCCGAACAAGCCGTGTGTGCTCTATGGCTCGCAGGGTACATCCACGGAGACCTTCATCTCGAAAACATCATGGCTGACGACAAAGGCAATGTCAAACTAATTGACTTTGGATTTGCCGCAAAAATGCCCGATTCATTTGTTACGTTTATCTCACAAGGCGTCAAACAGATGATTCAAGAAGGCTCCGACAAGAGTTTGGGAGACCTGTGGACCGAGGGGAAAATGAATGGGACGCAAACTGTGGTAGATTACTCAAATCGTCTTATGAAAGGACGTGATTACGATTGGTACAATCCTGATTACAAATCATTGAGGAGGATTTACAACGACATTCCAAGCGGAGGCAAAAAATTACTCCCAGGTATACGTTCTAAGTTATGGGGCATCCCCATGGGCATGCGCGGGTCCCCTATGGAAAACGGAGAAATCCGCCAGAGCCCCGTGGCCCCCCGTAAACAATGGGTCCCTGCGAATGGTAAGTACTGGGCAGACGAACCAAGCCCAAGCCCGTACAGACAGTCTAAAAAACCACCGACGCCCAAATCACCGTCCCCAAGACGCATGACCCCCCCGGCTTTACCTCTTCCGAGATTATTGTCTAAAACACTCCCCGTATTACCAAAAACACCGCCGCCAAGAAAGCTTGCCCCGGCCGATAGACTGAACAAAGTGAACGCAAAAGGCAGGAAAGTGTATAGAGATATCGTTGGCCGCACATACGTAGAACAGAACGGTAAGAAGGTGTACGTGAAGAAGCTATTCACACCGAAGAGAAATGTCGTAGTGGCTCCCATTGCCCCAAAAATCGCCCCCGCGGTTGCCCCGAAAATCGCCCCCGCTTCACCAGGTAGAAGCCCGATGATAAATACCGAAAAGGTGGATGCGAAGAAGCGCAAGGTATTCCGGAATTCCAAGGGGCGCACGTACGTGAAACAAGACGACAAGAAGGTGTACGTGAAGAAGCTGTTCACCCCAAAGAGAAATTCCCCCGCAGCCCCCGTCGTTAAAAATGCACCCGCCCCGCGCCCCGTGGCAAAGCCTCAGTCCCCAGGCAGGACCCCTGCGATAAATACCGAAAAGGTAAACGCCAAGAAACGCAAGGTGTTCAGAGACACCAAAGGTCGTACTTACGTGAAGCAAGATGGCAAGAAGGTGTACGTGAAGAAGCTGTTCACTCCCAAATAATAATCTTACTGTGTAATAATTTCTGCCACTATCGCTCGGATATCCTTTTCGACTTGACGAATTTCCGAACGACTCAGAAATTTATGCGGAACTTGTCCGCGTTTAAACTCGTCCAGACCGAAGGGCGTTGACATGTTATCTTTACACCAACAACTTCCGCGGACATTTTCAAACCCAAAAATGCTGGCATACTCCATAAAGCGCTCGCGTTCTGCACCAGGAGGAGCGTCGTATGTAATCTCCAAAATGCGTTTGACGGGGCCATGAGTCTTCACCCATTTCGCAGAGCTTTCAGACATTTCAAAATGAGAAATCAAGCGGGAGTAAATATTCGATGTGTCGCCAACGTAAATCTTGTTATTGCTCAACTGCAATACGTATGTGAAGAAGCGGTTGCCGTTTGTGTGGTAAGACGGTCTACCGAGTTTCGCATATTCATTGGATACGTGGACGTTCGTAAGCGCCGACTCCCTGAGGGCCTCGAGCAAGTTCTCAGGAGGGACAGCCTCGAAAGCACTCATCATAAGTGTGATCGTTTATGATGTTATTGTTAAACTCTTTTAACGCACCATGTAATTAACTACGGGGTCAAATAACAATTATATCGTCATCGAAGTGCATATATACTTTGTTTACGGGCTTTTATGTATACATACTTTCGATTTTCACCATGTTCATGTCTGCCCGCCCTCAAATCGAGTCCGGTTCTTGCTATTGCGGTACGAGCCAGTATCACATTTTTGACTCATTGTCTTCGTGCGATGTATGCCAACAGTGTGGCGTGGTCGTTGAACAAGTTTTGGACGATACCCCAGACTATGCGTATGGAGATGACGGCTCCAACAATGGGTTTCATGGAATCGAGGGGTATTCGACATACATTGATGACAATAATGTGTTGTCAAAGCGGCTGCAGGCGTCTCTCATGACGACCGATGAGAAACTCACGCGCGACAGGAGGGAGGTTGTGAAGATTATTTGCGATGCCTTCAAAATCCAGAAGGAGAGCGTCATTTTTGACACCACGATAAGCATTGCTTCTATGCACCATGATAAGGTGAAACTTTCAGGACGCAAAAAGGTTGCCCTCATCGCAGCGGCGTTTTACTTTTCGTGCAAAATTCACCACGCGGCGAGGGATGCAAGGACCGTCGCAAATGTTTGTGGCTTGGACATAAAACTCATAAATTTTGGAATCAAGTCCATCCGCGAAAATCTATCGGATTCCCAGTATATGTCCACGAGCAACAGAAACACGACTGCGAACCATACTCTGGCAGAACAATTCGTAGCAATGCTGGACATTGATAACGCCGTGATGAAGGTGCTCAGGAAGAATGTCTGGAATATGATCGACACTTTGGCGGACTCCTTTGATTCTGGACGGAAGCCCAGGACTGTTGTTTCAGCTATGATCGTTATTTGCCTATTCCAATTATGTATCAGTTTTGATAAAAAGGAGGTCGCTACAAAGTTCGGAGTTTGTTCTCAGAGTATTGACAGCGCTATACGTTCTCTCAAGAAGGAATACAACTTGCAATTTTAAATAACAATTTAATAAATGTACATAATTCAATAGCATAATGCTGACCTTCGAGAACTTTAGTAATAGATGCTGGTTTAATACCGCCGTACAGGCTGTTCTTCATATCCCACAGATTTCTAACCTCATGCGCGACGACATATTTGAAAAAATCCTTGTAAAGAAACGCAAAAACTCGTCAGATTTCGCAGTAGAACTATCAAGAATAGCTCGAGAATATTGGAGCACTTTCAAACACGAGAAGGTCGTCAATCTTGATGCGCTTTTTGAGATATTCGTGAAAATCAACAGGAACTTTGGGGGAAAGAAAATGTACGATGCTACGGAAGCATTCCTCGCGATTATCGAAACTCTTGACGGAGCTTTTGTCTCGAAGGAATCCCTCCCGCTTCCAGAAGCCGCCAACCTTGATTCGTGGAACGAACACCTTAAAAAAACAAAAAGCTCGTTCCTGTCGGACATTCTTCTCGGCCAGTCGAAAAGGGTGTACAAAGACGAAACGTCCTACGAGCATTTCTCGGCGCTGACGCTGTCGAAACCATCGGTGGAAGCGGGAATCGGCGAAGATTATTTACACGACGAGGATACTGGGATCACTCGCGAGTTTACTAAATTGCCCTTGATTCTGCCGATTATCTTTCAAAAGTCCGCTGATAAGCAATTTATTCACTACGACACCTCTATGTCTGTGGGAAATGTTGATTACATTTTGTTTTCTGTCATGTTGCATTCAGGAAATCATTGGGTCACGATGTGTGCGAACGCGGGTACGTGGTATCTGATGGACGATTCTAAGTCCACCATAATTTTTGATCTGAATACACTGATTCAAAAAGATGCGATGATGTTGCTGTATAAGAAGAAGTTTTAAAGATTGAACAATTCATCAACTTGGATGTTCTCACGGATATTAAGCATCGTTTTTTCATAGGTCAACATGTCGTTGCTTTGCTTTTTATCCGTGCGAACACAAACAACACGCCATACATTATTGACAATTTCGCATTCGACGACAACCCCCGCTTGGTAAGTACAAGAAACCTTTCCAATTGCAACGTCTCTCTTGCTTCGTGGATCGTAAATGCCGATCGTGCCAGTGTTATCCATCAAAATGAAATCCACCGTGTGCGTGCCTTGGGGCTTCAATTTGAAAAAATCAAAGTTCCTACCATAACATACAGGATCGTCTTTTGGGACCAAGACGACCCCGTCGGTGTGGTACACATTGTTAGCTTCGGCGATCTTCGTCTTTGCCGCGTTGACGTCATTGAGCTCGCTCCATGCCTTAAGTCGAAGCTCCACGGGATCCTGTGGATGCATCTTGAAATCCTTCAGACCCCTCCGCATGGCGACCAGTCTAGAACCAAGGTCCAATTGAGAAACGGTTACGCCGCTGACAACTACCGCATCGAACAATACGAAGCACTTCCTCCCTTGCTTATCTGTAGTGAGCTCACCATCGAACAAGGTCCCTTGGAACAATACACGCGGAATGGCCTTGAGAGGCACCAGATACGCGGCCATAGACCTATCAATGATCGTGCATACTTTGAAACCGAACAACCTCGTGAACATCATGATGAAACGCACACCGTCTGTTTTCTCAGCAATCACATACCCCTTGGTCTTCAGCTTCTCAAAATCCTTCCTTTCAATACTAACAGGGTTGGGCCCGGGAAGCCGAGGGACCTTATGATCGTCCATCCCTAGTTCGGTCATTTGTTTTACGATCTCCGTGGCAGATTCTCCCGCGAGACGATGCATGGGAAACTGCTTGCCATTGATGACAAGGGTCTCCTTGGCGGTTTCGATCTTCTTCACTTGGATATTCATTTTTAGTGAGTATTACAATGTCGCCCGCGTATATAACTATGGGAGTGACGATATGTGGACGTCAGGCCAGTGAAAATGTTGGGTGTATCAAAGAGGAGATGCATGTATGTTAGTATGATTTGTCGATACAAAGATTATTCGTATCGACAAATGTAAATTACAAGATTTAGAATACGAGAGACATACTGGCTGCACCGGAAGTTAATCTTCCGAGAGCCGACAGTTCTTGGTCGTCGATTCCAATGACACCGTAGTGCAGGGACAAGAAGACGTCTCCAATGTCGAACCTGCCGAGGGCGCAGAAAAGATAGCCAATGACACCGAGTACTCTCATCCTGTGTACATTGGATAATGCCGCGAGAATGAAGAACCTCTTGTCGTAACACTGAATTGCGTATGCCGCTGAAACTTCGCCGACCGATGAAATATATTCACCATTCAAGGCAGATATGCATGCCAGTATAAGGAGTGCAAATAAGTGAAGTCGATTCGCCATATTATATCATCACTTATTTTTTTATTTTAGATAATTCTTTGCCCCCAACATGTATAGTAATGAAAAGATAACTTATTTTTTTATTTTGGACATCTCGTTTTGATATTTACGTTTCAAGTCATCGATGACCTTTTGCTTGGAAGCAAGTGCCGCGGCTATTTTGGAGTTGGACTGACCGACTGCCTGCTGGCTGGCCTTCGAACCCGCCAGAACTTTGTTTCCTTCGACGGCAACTACGCCAGTCTTCAACTGTTCGGTGACTGCAACGTTCAACAAAGCAGACTTATTTCTTAAGAATAGCTCATCTGCTGCATCCTCGTCTGCCTCGTTTTTCTTCAGTAGATATATCAATGCCGCGAATATTATTCCCGTGGTGACGAGAACCATAGAAACCGTTATTATGACCCATTTGCTCATTTATAGATATCAAACATTTTAAATTAAACCTTTCTCATGTAAATCATTTAATTAACTACAATATATAAGCCCCAATGGGATATATTTATATATTCACTAATAAAATAAATGAGAAAAGTTATATTGGTCAAACAACTCGTCCTATAGAAAAACGACTTGAAGAACATCAAAAAGGAAAAAAAGGATGCCGGGCAATTTATAGTGCCATAAAAAAATACGGATGGGGTAATTTCAAGATAGATTGGTATGATTGTCCCGATGAGGACTTGAACTTTGACGAAGAACTCCTAGTGAGAGAGATGGGGACATTGTCGCCGGGTGGATATAATCTCATCGAAGGCGGTGGTAGTAGCGGCAAACGGAGCGAGGAAACCAAACAAAAGTGCAAAGAAGCAAAAAGTGGGAAGAATCATCCTTGGGTTGGGAGAAAGCACACTGAGGAAACAAAACAAAAACAGAGAGAAGCACATCTTGGTGAGAAAAGTCATATGTTTGGAAAAACGCATAGCAATGAAACCAAACTAAAGATGGGAGAATCACGTAAAGGTGAAAAAAATTACAAATCTAAGAGAGTGTATCAATACCATCTCGATGGCACCTTTATCGCATCATTCGGTTCGAGTGGAGAAGCTGGGCGGCACATGGGAAAAATTGGCGCACATATCAGGGCATGTGCTCGTGGTAAACTTAAAACCGCATATAATTTCAAATGGTCGCATATAAAATATGAAGATTTCTTGTAATTAAACCTTTCTCATATAAATATTTTTATGCTCAACCGTGCTGTCGACCATCGGCTTCCCGGTGACATCAATAGTTGCCGTACAGTAAAGTCCCCATTTATTGCTGTATGGTGTACGAGCTTTCGTGGTATCCATATTAATACCTTTAAAAGCATCGCCGTTTATTGACATTTGATAAAATCCGTCTTTGGCAAACTTTATGCGAACGACGATAGATACCCACTGTTCTCTAGGAATCGAGATGTCTCTTGCGGTTTTAATCCCACTCCCGATACCGTTCGGGAAAACGAACAAACTCCCCGTTACCACGTTACCTCTTATACCGGTGAGAGACAAGAATGAACCATCGAAAACAGGCTGCATTATATTGCAATAACTTTGAGACGGTACGAAGTTTTTGTCAAGTTTCACAGTAGTCGCAATATCCCACGTGTCTCCATTGGAAATCTTAGCGGATAATCCGTTCACTTCCGCGCGAGACTTGTCGTGGTACTTCTTGTCCCTTTTTCCTTCGTTCCACTCTAGATTCCTATCACCGTCGTACCAGGAGCCCTTTGTACCACGAGGGTTTACTGGGGCCCATGGGTTACCCCGGTGCCGAAGGACAAACTTGAAATGTCTCGGGGCTACCTGCGTGATATTGACGATTTCCGGTGCTGCGCCACGGGGAAATACGAGAGAATCGTCAACACCTTTGCCCTTGTTAAAATCTTGGAGAGTTTCTGCCACTATGGATCCGGGGGGTGGGGCGCCGTTGTCTGGTGTTGGTGCAGG